ACAAAAGATAGGTTTTCAACCAGGATTCAATAAACAAATTACAGAAACCACAGCTGAAGGACAATGGGTTGATGGTGATAATGTAAGGTTTAGATATGGCACACCTGAAAAGATAGGTGGTTGGTCACAATTAGGTGAGTCCAAACTTACAGGAGCTGCAAGAGCTTTACATCATTTAGTAAATAAATCTGGTAACAAGTTTGCAATCATAGGTACAAACAGAATTTTATACGCTTATACTGGTGGTGTATTTTATGACATTCATCCAATTAAAACTACATCAACATTAACCAATGCATTTAGTACAACAAATGGTTCTGCAACTGTTACAATAACATTTAGTACAGATCACAATATTCAAGAAAACGATATTATACTTTTAGATAATTTTACAGCTATTACAAACTCTAACTACTCAGCGTCAGACTTTGATGATAAAAAATTTATGGTAACAAGTGTGCCAACAGCTACTACTTTAACTATTACAATGCCATCTAATGAAACAGGTTCAGGTGCTACAACATCTGGTGGTATAAGAGTACAACATTATTATCCAGTAGGACCCGCAGAACAATTACCCGGCTTTGGTTGGGGACTAGCTTCTTGGGGTGGAACTGTAACAGGTGAAGCAACTACAACTTTAAATGGTGGTATTAATGCCGTTACAACAACTATTGTATTAACAGACGCGTCTTTGTTTCCAACTTCAGGTACTAACTTTATACAAATAGGTTCAGAAGAAATTTCATACACGGGTATATCTAGTAATACTTTAACAGGTGTTACAAGAGGAGTTAGAAATACAACAGCAGCCACTCATTCAAATGGTGCAACAGTATTAAATAGTTCAGACTATATTGCATGGGGTGAAGCAGCGTCTGGTGACTTAGTTATTGATCCAGGTTTATGGTCTATTGATAACTTTGGTGATAAAGTAATTGCACTAATACACAATGCACAAGTATTTGAATGGGATTCTAACGCAACAAACGCAGTAACAAATAGAGCAACAATTATATCAGGTGCACCAACAGCATCACGTGATATGTTGGTATCTACTCCTGATAGACACTTAGTATTTTTTGGAACAGAAACAACTATTGGAACACCATCTACACAAGATGAAATGTTAATTAGGTTTTCAAACCAAGAAGATATCAATACATATCAAGCAAGTGCAATTAACACAGCAGGTGAACAAAGACTTGCAGATGGATCTAAAATTGTAGGTGCAGTTAGAGGTAGGGATGCGATCTATGTTTGGACAGATACATCTTTATTTACTATGAGATTTATTGGTCAACCATTTACTTTTGGTTTTCAACAAGTAGGAACTAACTGTGGGTTGATTGGACAGAACGCTGCATTAGAAGTTGATGGTGCTGCTTATTGGATGTCAGAAAATGGTTTCTTTAAATACTCTGGTAACCTTGAAACTATGACATGTTTAGTTGAAGATTTTGTTTTTGATGATTTAAACACAACTGCTAATCAATTAGTAAATGTTGGATTAAATAATTTGTTTGGTGAGATTACCTGGTTTTATTGTACAGCAAGTTCAACAGTAGTTAATAGATGTGTAACTTATAATTATCTTGACTCACGTCCTAATAGACCTGTTTGGACAACAGGAACCTTGGCCCGTGGAGCATGGGAAGATTCAGCTGTGTTTGGTTTACCACACGCAACTAGTTTTACTGCAGACGATGATGCATCATTTGATGTTGTTGGTAATACTGAAGGAAGCACAATATACTTTGAACATGAAAAAGGAACGGATGAAGCATTAGCAAATGGTATTAATGTTATTACATCTAATATTGAATCAGGAGACTTTGATATTACACAAACAAGATCTGGACAAGGACAAACAGGTGTTGCAACGTTTCAAGGAGATGGTGAGTACATTATGAAAATTAGAAGATTTATACCTGACTTTTTATCACAAACAGGTAATACTCAAATAACATTACAACTTAGAAACTATCCTAATAGTTCTCAAGCAAGTTCACCACTTGGTCCCTTTACAATTACAAGTTCTACTGATAAAGTAGACACTCGTGCAAGAGCAAGAGCAGTATCACTAAAAGTAGCTAATACAGCAGTTAATCAAAGTTGGAAACTAGGTACGTTTAGATTAGATACACAACCAGACGGACGTAGATAATGGCAAAAATACCTAATGAAGAATTAATAAATATAAGAAATACGTTTGGAGTTAATCCAGAATTTTTATTAAGTGATTTAAATGATTATACAATGGATGCTCCAGTAGAAGTAGATGATGGCATAGCTTCTATTGATACAGGTTTACCTATTTACGTAAAAACTGGTGATGATAATAATTTTCTTCAATATAATAGTATGGATGGTGCACCTGGATATATTAGACCGACTGAAATTGATGCACCTATAAATTCTTTTTTAGAAGGTCCAGAATTTTATCAAAACAATGCAATGACTGAAAAAGAATATGCAGATAGAATTTCTAAAATAAGAGAATACAATAAAAATTTAGATTCTAGTTATACGGATGAAGACTTAAGAGAAATTATTAATTTACAAAATCAAAAAAAACCAGAAAAAACAGGTATCTTAGAATCTATAAAAGATAAAGGTTTTGATATATTAGATTTTATAAAAGGTGGTGGAGTAACAGGACTACTAGCTAAAACTTTTTTAGGAAAACAAGATCCAAGAGCAACTTTTTTAAGAGATTATTATGGTGGTGAAGATGGTAGTAATTTAACAAGCACAGGATCTATAGCTTCTGGTTTGATGGCTGGATACAATCCTGTATCAGGAAGTAATTTTTTAAATAAAATATCAGGAGGATTTTTACCTGGAGAAACTTTTGGATTACAAAAATCTTATACTAAAAGAATAGATAATATTAGAGATATGTTAACTGATAAATATGCAGGCATATCTGCTGATATGACAGATGAAGAACTAGAAAAATACATGAGTACACCAGAAGGAATAAAAGCATTAAAATTAAATATACCTAATCATAGCGCTGCTATTGAAAATTATTTTAAACTTAAAGAAGAGAGACAAGCAGAAGCAGAAGCATTAAGAGCAGCTGAAAACAGAAGATTAGCTAGCCAAAATAAAGTTCGATTAGGTAGTAATTTAATTCAAGATAAAAATTATAAATCAGATCCTGGTCTTAGTAGACAAGGTAGAGAACAATATACAGGACCAGGAATGGCATTTGAAAAAAGAAATACAGGAACAGGCAAAGGACCTAGATAATGGCTAAAGTAACAGTAGTATTTACCCGACCCGATAAAGAATACAGACAGCAAGATGCTGATTCTTTGGTTAGGGATTTAGACGGATTGGTTGAGAAATTAAACTCTACGTTTCAACAAGATTTAAGAGATGAATCACAAAGATTTACTTGGTTTACAACATCAAGTTCTGGAGTAAACAATGGCTAACAGATATAAAAATGCACAGTTTGATTTAACTACAACGGATGCTACAGATATTTATACTGTACCCTCTCAGTCTAGAGCTATTGTACAAAACATACAAGTTGCAAATGTAGGTGGTTCTAATGTAGAACTAAAAGGTTTTGTATTTGATAATTCTGCATCAAAATCTTTTCAATTTGCAGAACAAACTATAAATACAGGAACTTCTAGATCATTAAACAATGGTACAATCATACTAGAAGAGAGTGACAAGTTACAATTACAAGCAGCAACAGCTGATATATTTGAAGGCACAGTATCAATACTAGAATTTGACAGAACATAGGAGGAAAAATGCAAGTCATAAAACCAGAGAAAATAATAGAAAAAATAACTAACCTTAAAACAGGCGAGGAATATAAGGACGATAACGAGTGGAAATCTAAGGGTGTACCTGAGACAGACATTCGAAGAGATATAAAAGTTCTTATGCCAAGTCTTGATATTTTTGGAAAAACAAAATAAACTAACAAACTATGGCAATTTCAAGAATGCAACAACCCAGACAAAATTACGGACTAGGAAGCTTTGTAAAAAAGGTTACAGGTAAAATAACTAGACCTTTTACAAAAGTTGCTAAGAAATTAGTGCCAAAAGAAATTGCAGGTATCATGAGAATGGCTGCACCTTTCTTACCAGCAGGATTTAGAGAAGCATCTTATTTGTTAGGTACAGCAAAACAAACAGGTAGAATTAGTCCTGTTGATTTAGCCTTAGCAGCAGCGCCTACAATTGGTAAAATGCAAATAGGTGATACAGGTCAAACTATAGGTGGAAAACTTGGATCATTTAATATGCCTTTTGCAAAAGAAGGCACAACAGTTAAAGATTTTTTAGTTGGTGGACAAAAATTTACAGGGCTTGAAGGTAAAGGTGCTGGCATTGATACGACAGGTATATTTGGATCGGGTGGTAAAATGTTTCAATTTGGTGATGGTAGAGGTTTTACAGCTTTTAAAGATCAAACTAAATTAGGTAGTTTATTATTAGGCGATGGAGAAGGTGGTTTTAGTAAATCTAAAATAGCTGGATTAGGTATTGGTGTATTATCATTAATACAATCTGCTAAAACACCAGAAGAAGCAGGTAATCTTTTAGTTTCACAAACAGGAAACTCTGATGATTATGAAAGAGGTTTTCAATTATTTTCACAATTGGACACAAGTTCTTTTGCTATACCTGATCAATTTAGACTAAATTCAGCTAACGGTGGTTTAATGAGAACTAACTATGCAATGGGTCCAGATGAAAGAGGTGTTGTTAATCCTTTCCAACCTAAACCACAGGGACCTGTATTACCCGAAGAAGATAAACCATATAGACCTAAACCTACACCATCTAAAATGGCTGGGATACCTAAAGATTTAGATCTAGAAAAAGCTAAAGAAATGTTTATACAATTTAATGGAAGAGAACCTGTAGACATGCAAGAACTATTAGAATTTTTTAACGTCAAACAACAAGCGGCAGATGGTGGTTTAATGCGTGAAAACTTTGCTCTTGGAACAAGGCCCACGGACCAAGAAAGTGGTCTAGGGGGGCTTCCAATTGAGGCAGATATGAGGTATACTGGTGGCTTCATGCCATATGGTGAAGTTGAAAAAGCCGATGACGTGCCTGCTAGATTAAGTAAAAATGAATTCGTATTTACTGCCGATGCTGTAAGAGCAGCGGGTGGTGGTAGTGTACAACAAGGTGCTAAAAAAATGTACGACACTATGAAACAATTAGAAAAACAACCTGAAGCAAAAGGAGCAATGGCATAATGGCTGAAGAAGTATTATCACGAAACATAACCGAAGCCCCACAGTATTTACAACCGGGTATAGAAAAATTTTTAGATGCTGCAACATTACAAGCTGGTCAAGCAATGGACACTTCCAAGTTTGCACCGCAGGTTGCAGGACTTGGAGCACTACAACAACAAGCACAACAACTAGCAGCAGATCAAGCAGGGTTAGGTAAATTACAATTTGATAAAGATAAAGGTTTTGTTACAGATATTCAAGGAACCGGTGTTGCAGGT